TCGTATCCTTACCAGCTCCTTGATCGCCACCATGCAGAATAGCGTGATTAATCTTGATCTTAGGGTTCTGGACTTTGTAAGCCATGACGTTAAAGATATGCTCTAATTCAGCTTCATTAGGGACTAAGTTTTTGCAATGGTCAAGCCAACGAGTGACATTACCAGCCTTACCCGTCACATCAGGACGTGCATCACGCCAACGATTGCCGTACATGTCACCATCAAGAGCGGTCAACATGGTTTCCCCAGCAGCGTAAGTAATCCCCACCAAAGCATGTGCGCCCATCGCTTGTCTGTTCTCGTCATAGCAAACTGAGGCTTCTATCTTACGCCCAGTATGAATGGACTTGCACTCAAGATGACGAAACAAAGCGTTGAAAGTAGATCGGCTGACTTCACGTCTGGCAACCAAATCAAAATAAGATTCATCGGCTTGAATGTAAGCGAATCTGCTGAACCAATCTTTCTTTTCCAATCGTCCTAACTCCTTACGTTCAACTTCAGCGATAGCACTAGCCGCATCTTGGCTAAACATGTCAGTAGGTTCGAGTTTAGCTAACGTGTCAACCATAACTGAGGCTAACAATTCCTCACGGATCCCATGCGAATGTTTCGGGCCACCTTCTGCCTGCACCCATTCAAGGTAGGTCTTACTGTCAAGATGTTGGCATGACTCATGAAAGCACATGAACGCCCGATTAACAGGATGATAACGTGCCATTGGATTGCCATCTGAGTGCGCTGTTGCGTTAATGCAGGTTACACCAACCCAGCCTTCACCATTAGCGCCCTCGATAACATCACCACGCTCAACAAGCCACGTTAAAACATCATCTTTACCATCATCGATCAGATCGATACGTTTAACTGTTGCGGTGTCTGCTTCACATGGCGTAACGCCTAACGCTTCACATATCTGAGGTAGGGTGAACTCTAATTCAGGATTAAATTTAACCAATACGGACTTAAAATTATCTCTACCAGGCTTAAGATTGACACTATCAGGAAGCCGAAAATTACGCACAGCGTTAATTGCGCCCCCATCAGTATAACCTGCATCAGCAATCGCTTTAATAGCTGCACTGAAATCTCCTTTTGTTGGTTGATCGTCAAGGCTGAAAGTATAACCGTATTGGTAGTTACCTGGTGAAGTTTCCATAATCCATGTTGGAATCAAATCAGGCATTTTTGATTTAGTTCCGACATCATCCAACACGAGAAACGCCACCAATTCACAATTGCTTGCAGAAGCACTTGGTTTGCCATCTTTAAAACGCTTAATGATAAAACTTGCCGTGTTACAGTACCAAGCACCTTTATAATCATATTTAGAAGGAAGGTAAGCAGGCCAAGTACATTTTTGCGCTCCATCAGCGTGAAAAAGATCGGCTTTAGGAACCTGCTTAACAAATAGACAGGTTTCCCCTTCCGGTGATATACTAACAAGGTAATCTATGAAGTTCATATTATTTTCCGTATCGAAACATTGTTGTTATTTCAATGTCTAATGGTATCCCCTCAGCCCAAACTGGGGGAGTACACATGACAGACATCATTCTTTTTGTAACTTCTTCAGCGTCATCTGCTTTACACTCCACAACAATCTCGTCATGAATATGTGCGATCACGTTATCTAATTGGCGTAGCGAGTATCTTAGTAGATCATTAGCAGTTGCTTGAGCGCAGTTTTCTTGTGCGATACCTTGCCACAATCGAGCGCGAGGCCATTCTTCAGCATCAGAAGCAGGTTTGAACGCTGCCTTAAGGTAAGTAACAGCGCCATCTTCTAACCGAGCAAATGGGTAACATAACACTCGCCCAGAAGGTAGAATATACCACAGGTGATTACCATCAAACAAATACGTCACTCGACCTGCCGAGAACTCGTGCCCCTTATGACGCATTGCGCTCATGTAAGCACGTTCTAACTCTTGGCCGTACGGGATGCACCAGGGGTTTGCCACGCGCCAACCATTAATCATGCGTTTGATTTGGTGTTCAGGCATCTCAAGACCGTAAATTCTAGCCATCGATGCAAACGCACCAGCTCCACCTGAATATCCTAGCGCCAACTCTTGCACCTTACCGATGAAACGTTGATCTTTAGTGACTTCTTTAACGTTAAAAGTAGACTTAGCATTTTCGACATAAACATCGCCACCGGATCGAAAGATGTCCAACTTTGCTTCCGATGCCACATGATTAGATAACCACGGATTACATCTTGCTTCAATACCTGCCCAATCAGCCACAACTAAAACACTACCTTTAGCAGGGATAATAGCAGGTCTAATCATGCCTTTCAGCACGTCTGTAACACGATTACCAAACGCACCAAGATCAGCACCTGCCATCATGGCTGAACGCACAGCAACAGGGTCTTTGGCACACACACGACTCATGTTCTGTAACTGAACGCCATACGAACTAGCACGGCCTGTCGCAGAACCGCCATTAAAAACAAACGCACCACGAACGCGCCCATCTTCAATATCTGCCAGCTCTGCCATGCGTTTAAACTTAGCTACTGATGATGCACTAATGTCATCGATACACTGAACAACATCCAGCACTTCATCAGGTAGATCAAGTTGCAGTAAAGCCGAGCGCGTAGCTTTGTTGAGCGACAGCTTGTCGTCAACCATCATCAGTTCAGGATCAACGCGGTCAGCTACCCATTCTTTTAATTTAGGCGAACGGGCGGAAGCGATGCCAGTAATGTCTTTGACTAAGGCTTGAATGTCCTCCAGTTCAGCCGTAGCGTAGCCAATAGCAGCATGGCATAACGGCACATCAATCAACAGCCCTTTATCATTAATGCGTTCATTGACATGGTAATCCAGCAGTTCATCATCAGATAATTGACGTAATGCTAAACTGACTTCACGCATAGCGCGAACGTCTTGCTCACAGTAATGAATTAACTCAGGCAATAACGCAGTATTGTACGGAGGTACGCAACATTGACGGATCAACTGCTTACCTCGATGATCTTTTTTCATCTTGGCTGACATCGCCCGTCCAATATCTTCAAGACTTCCAGGCAAGCAATTAGCCCTTGCTTGTGTAGCGGTGCAATAGAACTGCTCCAGCTCAAAGTTAATACCTAACACAAACCAAAAAATTAATCTCTCGAATACCGAATTATGTGCGCGTATCTGACCTTTGAAGTTTCTGACACGTTCAGGGAATGGTTGTTCAGGTGTCCAAGTTTGGACATCTTCATCATCAAAAGCATAAGACATGCACAACACTTCAGTGCTTCTGTCTTGACAATAATTGTAAATTCCAAATTTTTTTAGGTCACAAGCTGATTTACTTTCAAAATCAATAAACAACATGTGCATAGGTAGCTCCTTTTTTAAGTTTATAAATAGTACTTCTATTAACTTTAAAAATGGCTGCAATAGCTATATTTGATAAGCCTTCAGAAATCAATCTTTTTATAGTTAAAGCTTCTTCATAAGTAAACTTACCACTTTCATGAAGTAATCTCCTATCAGCTCTATTTTCTTTTACAGTCCCCCAAGATAAATTTAATACACAATTATTTTTAGGATTACCATCTGCATGTAAACATTCAATACGTAAGCTATCAGGATGAATAGGTTTCAAAGAAACAAAAGTTAATAATACTAAATGGTGAACGTAATAAAAAGAACCTTCAAGCCGTACAAAACAATGCCCGCTTTGCAAAACAGTTACATTTAAAAGCTTACCTTTTACAAAATATCTTCTTCTTTTGTCTGTTTCAAGTCTAATCTTACTTAATCTATCTAAAGACCTTACATTACCTAAATCACTAACTTGGTATCGGCCCTCATAATTAGGTATATCTTTCCAAATCTCATTCATAAAGCCTCTTAAAACAAAAAAGCCTTGTGCTACATTCTCACCCAAAGGCGTTGGCGGACTCGAAAGGTATCGAGCAGAATGTAGTACAAGGCTTACCTTAAAATACGCCGCCAAGCGTAATGAAATTATACCATAAAAAACCCCTCATAAAGAGGGGCTTTCTCTTTACTTAGACTGAACGTCTACGTCTGCCAGTTTCTTCTGGCACGCCATCTTCATCCTTAGTTTCGCCATCCAAACCTACCCATTCAACAACTTCAAACACCGGAGTGTAAATCTTACCGTACGCTTTGTGCTGGTAAAATTCTTTCTTCAGGTTAATAACTGGAACAGGTTTATCTTGATCGGCATCTACTTGCGTAGCTATTTCTACCGCAAGAGTCTGTACTGAACGTTTACCGCCAACTGAAGTGGTTGAGTAACGAACTTCCAAGCCTTTATCTTCACCGGATAAGCATTTTAAGCTCATGCCGACTTGAGTTTCCCATCCACGCTTACCACCAGCAGGAGCAGCGTCAAGTTCAGGCAATGGCGATGTAATACTTACCATCTTTTCACCTAAAACTTCACCTTCACCCCAGCAAATGAACCCGTGAACAAAAGAGAACGGATTAACCGCCCATGTAGAGTCTGATTCAACTTCAGATTCCCCTGCACCAAACACCCAATGACCTGTACGATCCATTTTAAGGATAGCAGAACCATTGCTTCCACCCACTTCAGTTTCCAAAGAACGAAGCGCAGTAGATAGTGAAGTAACAGAAGGAAGGTTAGAACCAGAAAAAGCAACTAAATTAGACATAATATTGTACCTTATTGAAGTTTAGTAAGAGCAGCAGACAACTGTTGCCCGATTAACAGCACAGCAGGACGAGGATCGTCTACATGTGCCATTGTATTACCCGATGAAATTGAAACGGTTGATCCTTCTGGTAAAGGCTGTTTAAGCTTCTTGAGCTTCTTTTCAGCCTGAGCAGGAGAGATAAACGATGCTTCCATCACATCAGATTCTGTTAAGCCAGTTGCAAGCAAGGCTTTCTTAGCCTCAACTTCATCTGACCATTTACGGGTTGACCTTTTGGCAACCAGTTTGTAATTCGGTAAATCACGGCCTGATTCTAGCATAGTGAACGCTAAAGCCCGCAAGTCTTTTATCCATTCTTCCAGAATCTCAGCGTTCTGAAGGTACGCATCTATGGTAGGCGCGTCTATCGCATCTATCTTCACTTTCAAAGCGCGATCAACTGCGCCTGTCATTAGCGGGCAGGTAGGTTTAGCCGCACACCATTTACAGTGAGAACCTTCCCTAAGCGGTGCGTCAAGTCTTTGCGAGGCTTTAACAGCACTTAACAACTGCTGTTCAAATGCTTTAATACGTTCTACAGTTGTTACCCAACGCTTAATCATCGGAGGCTGGATAATGATTAGCTCGACTTCTTTTATATCTTTAAACGCCCACTGAGCCTTCTCAGTACGCATAGCCGCTGCCGCGTAGAACATTAGCTGTTCATTTTCTTTTGCTTCTACGATAACGCCATTGCCAAACTTCCAATCCAAGACAATAGCACGATCATGTACACGACCAAGCAGATCGCAGCTGCCAAATACATCAGGCATGAAATCACCGAAATTAACTTCAACTTCGACTTCATAAACCATTTCATTTTCTGGATCAACTTCATCTAGTAACCCCAGTGCGACATTGATTTTTTCATCGATTAAGTCTTGAGTCAGTATAACATCTTCATATTGATCCCCGACTACCGGCTTTGTACCAATACCTAAGTATTCAGCAATAGTATTATGAAGAAGCGTACCTTCATCAGCATAAGAGCTGGAAGGCTTTTCAGGTGCTTCATTGCACAGCTTGACTGAGCCTGGGCAGTTGATAACACGTTTGGCAGTAGAACCACCAACAATTTTTGAGTGTGCCATTAAATTATTCTCGTTTCGTTTAAAGTGAATATATTATTTCACAAAAAAATATATTGTACAAATGTTTTTTACAGTGATAAGCTATAACCTCACTAAACGAAACTGGAATACTCAAATGAACAAAAATACAATGATCGCAATAGCAGCAGCAATTTCTTTTATTTCTGGAGGATTAGCTATTAATAAACTTTCTAATAATGAATCTAGTGTAATCCACAAAACTCGCAGCGGATCATTCATTATTCAAAAAAATTTAAAAGGCGAGGAACAAATATATCAGGTGTTGGAATTGCCTGGTAATGTTCCCAGCTTTGTAACTCCAAGAGATTAAATGTTAGAACGTGACATTGAAAAATATTTTAAATGGATAGTTGAAGTGAACGGAGGAAAGACGTATAAATTCACTTCACCTGCACATCGAGGTGTAGCAGATCGGATTGCTTGCATGTCAGATGGCACAACTTGGTTTGTGGAACTTAAAACAAAAGGGGGTAGATTATCAGAATTACAAAAACTATTTGCACAAGAAATGATAAGGCTTAACCAAAACTATGCGTGTCTTTGGACAATAGAACAGATTGATAATTGGGCAATAGAATGTTTGGGATTACATATTTAATTAGATTGATTATATGTTTAGTAATTTTAACGGTCATGCTACCGCTGGCCATCATTAATTTAGGGGTAATGAAATGGAAAGAGAAATAGATCAAGACATAGACTGGTTGTATGCACAAACAGTAAAAGGAGGACTTAAACGTCCAACTGAGAAGCAGGAAGATGAATTTGATTATCTAGTGAGCCGATACAGACGGTTGTTAGGCTTAACTGTTTCATCAGCCAGAACACGAGCTTTCAAAGAAGTTATGATGTAATTAACTTTCCCACCGATAAACTTATGGAGTTATCCAATGCCCGACAAAAAGATGGTTGGAGGTAAGCACTACTTATTACCGATCCAACCCGTTACTTACATCCATGCTAACAATCTACCGTTTATGGAAGGTAACATAATAAAGTACATTACGCGCCATCGAAGCAAGAATGGCGCAGAAGATATAAAGAAAATC